ACCTCACTTGCCAATTGCCCCACCTCCAAACATCTGCGCCATCATTTTCTCGAACTGCGCAATTGCCTTCCGAGCCTCATCCGGGCTCATTTCGACCTTCTTCACGTTCCGCGCGCGCCATTTCGCGCGGATCCGTTTCTGTTCCGGCGTAAAGTGCTTCAGCTTCTCCCGGTCATTTTCCGACCGGATCTGCACGACATATCCGAGCGGCGTGTCCGGAAGCAGCCCGGCAAGAAGTGTCGAGAACTCCGCCCAGGACATATCCGGCTCGTTCCGGAGCCTGATGCCATACTGGGCTGCAAAGGATGCTTCGATCAGTTCCCAATCCTCGTAGATGTCATACCAGAGCTCAGGTTTCTTGCCGCGCCCGCTGAAATCGCGCCTCCACCGTCTCGTATTCTTCGCCGGTGGCGCCGGCCAGCGCGGCCATAAAGATCGTCTGATAATCGGCGAATGAAATGTTCATCTCGTTGATCTTCTGGACTGACTCTTCGCCGAGCAGCAGTTCGAGCGCTTCGTCCACTTGCTTGAGATCGCTGAAATCCATCTCCTTGAGCCGCTGGTCCAGGATCAGGACCGTATTTTTCCGGTTGTCGATTTCAAACTCAACGCCCTCAGCCAGTTTCAGCCGAGGACGTTCGTTGGTCAGCTTTGCCGAAATGTCGATAGTCTTCGCCATCAGGTTTCACCCCCTCCACCGCTCGGCGCCGGCGTGTACGTCGGTTTGCCGTCGCTCATGACTTCGACCGAAAGCGCCGCGACGGCCGTACTGTCGCCGCCTTCCGCCTCCGTGACGTTGAGGATGCAATCAAAATCAAGCGTGGCACCGCTCGGAAATTCAACCTGGAACTTCGTCGAGCAATCCAGACCCGATTTCCACGCGGTGTTCGCCACGTAGTCGTTGCCGGGATCGCCAACGTGCCGTTTGCCGTTCAGCGTGAGCGTGAAGCTCTTCCCGGTCATCAGGCGCCGCATCCAGCCCTCAGTTTCCATCGGCGTCCACTCTTCCACATTACCGTCAATGGCGATCTGGAACGTTTCCATCTCCTTGATCGGCACCATGTCAGTCGGCGTGGATGCGCGCCCCTTCGTGCCAACCTTGAAGACAATGTCGAATACCGGGAACACGCCGTCGGTAACCGCGAAATGCTGCAGATCCAGCTTCAGCGGCAACTCGCGCATTTATATCCCCTACCTTTCGTGATAGATGTGCGTTTCAATAACAAATTCGTACACGCCCTCGCTGTCCACCCCGACGCTGATAGGGCCAGCCTGTGGCATGTGGAACCACGCCCGCCGGCCGCCGATCACCGCGGACCGACCGTACAAGGCGTCGTAGACTTCCTGTGCCATTGCCTCGGCCGCACTGGCGCTCTTGCCCCAGTGGACGAGGATGGACACGGGCCGAACCGCATACCCGGTCGCCTGAGGGCCGCCGACGGCCATTCGCCCCGGGGCGCCGGTGGTGTTGTACAACGTGATGGACTTGTCAGCCGCACCGCGGCTGCTCAGATACCATTGGGGGCAGTTGATGACCGTTTTCAACCAGTCCCGAAACTCCGCCAGCGTCATCGGATCAGCCCCCTTTGCCTCATGAGCATTCGGACAAATTTCTCGAATGTCTCGATCACCCATTCACGCTTTTGCCCCGGCGTATGATACGGCTCCATCCACTTCCCCCGGGCGTTCGGGTTGCGGTCGGTCCGGAAATTGTACTCCGGGTGCCAGTACAACCTGCGCGCGTAGGGCGTATCGAAGACGATCCGGGCGATGTCCCGCTGTAGCTCGGTTGTGTCGACGAAACCGCTCCGCTCCAGCTCGCCGGTATCCTTCGGCACGACGGCCGACGTCCGAATGTCGGTCAGCACGGCCTCGGCGGTCATCTCGATTGCCTGGCGCTTGATCTGGTCCAGAATCGCCACCTTCGACGGGTCGAGCGTGACTTTGGCCGTCACCCTCATGACAGCATCAGCTCCGTGCTGTACACCGTGCCGTCCGGGTTGCGCGGCCGCAGCGTGCTGTGGATCGCCTTCCGCTCCTCACCGATCATCACATAGCCTTGGATCGACTTACCTGGGTAGATATCGCCCTCGATAATCACCAAACCGGACAGCATGACCAGCCGCCGCTCGGCATCCAGAACCTGCCGACTCTTCTCGTCCAGGAAGGCCGGGCCGTCGTAAATCAACTCCTCGACATATTCGCCGTCACTGTCCGTGCCTTCCCAATACACCTTCACTGGCACCTTCGGCAGCCACTTTGGGAACGGGAATTTCATCGCCGCAGCCCCCGATTCGCGAGGCCCGTCGGCAGGAGCAGGCCCATGACCTCGTCGGTCGTCTTCACGGCCCCGGTCTGTATGAAACCAGATTCGCCGAAGCTCCAGCTGATCGACCCGGCGCCAAACCCGGTCATCGGCGCGCTCAGCATGTCGCCGTACTGATGCCAGAAATCCGCCTGCCGACAGACCGCCTTCTTAACCTGGGTCTGCTGAAACGGTGTCAGGTTATCGAAGCCGCGGGCAGCGATCCGGTTGTATGTGAGCATGTCGATCTGATCGGAGGCACGCGAAAGAGCCTGTTCCAGCTGGTCAGCCGGAATCAGGCCGGATCCGCACTCCTCGTAGTCCTGCGGCGTTGCGTAGCTCATGGGTGGTCACCGCCTATTCGTTGCCGGTTTTGGCGGCCTTCTCGGCTTCCTTGAGCTTCTTCTCGAGCTCCTTGACCTTCTTCTCGGCTTCCGCCAACTGCGCCTGCAGCTCGGACGTGTCCCCCGCCGCAGCCAGTTGCGCCTGCAGCTGCTCGTTCTCCTGCAGCAGCTTTTCGTATTGCGCGTACGGCACCGTCTTGCTCGGCGCGTGTTGGACGATCTCCAGTTTGCTGCCCTTGACTTCGGCGATGTCGTAGCCGAGGTTAAGGTATCGCTGCCTGTCCGCCCCATCGATTTTGAGCTGCTTGTTACCCTTGACTGCATACAGCAAGTTGATCACCTCTTGATAACGAAATAAGAGGCCCGAAAAATCAGGCCTCCATGTTGATTTGCACACCGGCGACTTTCCGCGCGATCACAAACAGGTCGGTGTAGCTGCGGTTTTGGTACAGCCAGCCGTCGCCTTGCGTGTGCGTGCCCGGTGCCCACAGGTAGATCGCGCTGTGCTTGATCGGCGCGATAACGGCCGTCGGATGCACCAGAATCATGTTGATCTGCTTCGCGCCGACGCCCGGTGCGAAACCATCCGTAAAGTCGTATGCAGACTTCATGCGATCGCTCGGCACCTTCACGAGCTCGACATCATCCAGCTGGTTGACGGCGCGCGCCACACGCCCCGGACCGGACTGCAGATAGAATACACGCTGCACATCCTGCGCTTCTTTCAGCAGTTTGTGCACGGTCGGCGTGACGTACAGACGGCGGCCGCTCTCCGGTACGGACGCTTCGTCCATAGCCTCCATCAGCTCGTCGAACACTTTCAAAACGTTGTTCACGTCCAGCGTAGTCGTGTCCGGCGTGCCGCCGTAGGTTTGCATCTCGGTGAGCAACTTGCTGTACCGGTAGCAGTCCAGCTCCGGAATCGCCTTCTCCTGCACGAACACGTTCGTAATATTTGCAGCGCTCACGATCTGGTTCGTCTCGTCGACGTCCATCGCGTCGACGAAAAATTCAACGTCGCGATCGTGCTGCAGAACCTTCGTTTCGAAGTCGTTCGAGATCGACTGCCGGTTCCATCCACCTGCGCGGCTGTGATCTTTATAGCCGCCCAGATCGAGCCGCGGAATCTTGATTTCCTTCGCGCCCACGAACCGCACGCGGTCCGTCGTCAGAGCGGAGCTCGTCAGCTCGCGCGAATACTTTTGTTGCAGCTGCGTCTCAAACGCAGTAACGTAGTTGATCGGCATCAGTTAATCACTCCTCAATCCGTTTTGTTTCCGAAAATGGCAGCCAGTTGATCGTTGTCGACCTTCGGCGGTTGGCCGCCGGCACCGCCGATATGGAAGCCGGGCTGTTGCTGCGTGTCGTCCGATTTAAACAGGAACGCCTTGGATTCTTGCAGCGTCTTCAGCTGCTCGTCCAGACCGACCACCTTGTCGCCATCCAGAACCAGCTTTTCGCGATCAAAAAGGCCGGCTACCAGATCCTCATCGTGGACCTTGCCGGCGATCGCTGCCTTGATGGCGCTGGACAGTTTGAGGTTTTTCAGATCGTCCTCATACTTCTCCTTGGCCTGTCGATTCTCGTCCTGGAGCTTCTGAATCTGCGCTCTAAGCTCTTCGCTGGCCCCGGCCGCTTTCTTCAGTTCGTCCAGCTGTTTGTCCCGTTCGGCGACGTCGGTCTCCAGCTTCTTCTTCGCTTCAGCCACCTCGTTGTATTGCTGCTTGGCGACAAAGTGCTTTGGCAACTCCTTATTCACGTCGGAAACCAGGCCGTCGATCTTGGATTCATCGACCCCAGCTTTTTTGAGCAATTCTTTGAGCCATT